CGCCTCGACGGCGAACGCATTCACTATGATCCGCACCAGGCGTATCGCGCATCGTACGTAACCGTCAACGGCAGCGGCAAAGACATGATTCTGATCGCCACGACGGCGATTGGTTTGCCGCTTTTCTACAAACACATGTTGGTTGTCATCAGTACTGCGTCACATGAACAGCTCAAATTCCAAACTGCCGTCCACATCAGCAACGGAATCCGCACACTCAACGAACGCGTCGGCTTCAAAGTCTTCGACAGTGTCGAGTTCTATCATAGCTGCAAAGAACGCGGCGGCGAGATCAAGCTTTTCGTTACAGATGAAGAAGGTCGTGTTGAAGGATGGCACCCACACCATCCAAAAGGTCGACTCGCCTTGATCATCAATGAGGCGAAAACGATTCCGCGCCCGGTGTTTTCCGCCTTCGATCGTTGCTCAGGTTACTCGCACTGGATGGAAGTCTCGTCGCCCGGCATGCCGGCTGGGTTGTTTTACGAGAACCACATGTCGGCAGTCCAATATCCGGCGCGACCAGAGCGCGGGCGCTTCTTCACGCGTAAGGTGCGTCAAGCAGAATGTCCTCACAAGTCGGAGGAAGATCGCAAGGAAATGCTGCGCAAGCACGGCGCAAATTCGTACATCTATCGAACGTCGGTGTTGTGTGAATTCGCGGCAAAAGAAGACGAAGTCGCCGTGCCACTCGAACTTGTGGTGGCTTGCCGCGGTTTGAAATTCGAAGCCGACGAAAAAGACATCGGAATCGGATTCGACATTGCAGCCGGCGGCGACGAGGCGACGCTTTACGTCAGGCGTGGCGCGTATACGTTTGGGAAAAAATTCTTTGTCAATCGCGATACACTGGAATCCATTGATATCGCCGACGCCTTCCTCCGCAATCTTGGCATTACGCCGAAGTCAGATTACACCTTCAACTACGATGACAACGGAATGGGTAAAGGGCCCGGTGATTACCTCGTCCGCAAAGGATGGCGAATCATTCGGCGTCACAATCAATCAGCTGCCATCGAAAAAACTGTGTATTTGAACATTGGCGCCGAGATGTACGGTCATCTCAAGCGCCTTTACTCGCACAAGTACATTCCTGCGCCGCCTGACGCCGAGACTGAAAAACAGCTGACTACGCGAAAAACTGCAGATCGCGGCCTCGGCAAAATCGCCTTGCAGTCCAAGAAAGAAGCCCGCTCCGATGGCATTACGTCGCCTGATCGCGCGGACGCCTGGGCGTTGTGTTATTTCTCATTTCGTCCTGAATTCAGGGAGCGCCAAGTCGAAGTGGCACAAAAGCGGCTTATGACTGTTGACGAATTCCTTGAAGCTGCGAATGGTAATCCGCATTTCATCGAAAATCTTGTCTCCAAAATGACCGAACAAAAGCCACGCCACGGCGAGCCGTTCACGTTTCAAACCACTGACGTATGAGTACACCCGCAATTTTTACGCAAGAGCAGGCGCTAACGCAGCGTCTGCATGCTGATACGCCAGACGTCAAAATTCCATTCGACTATGCCGACGAGTCGAAGGTTTTCACTGCGCTGCACCAGGACAACATCGAAGAGACGACGCGTGTAGATCGGCGTCGCGAAGCGCGCAGCAATCGGAACAACGTCAAACTGCTGCGCGACAAAGAGCAGATTCTGTCGGACGAGACGGTCATTCCCGATCGTACGATTGACACCAACATCCGGACACAAAAGTCGCCGTACGTCAAGTTCATCGAGCAGTCGCAGACGGTTTTGTCGTTCGAAGACCCGAACGCGCAGCAGATCAATTTCACGCCACTGTCGGCGTGGCATGCAGGCATCGTGCGCAATGCGCAGTGGAAGAAGCAGTACTTCCTGATCGTCGACTCACTTCTGCTGCATGGTTGCGGATTCGCCGAAGTACTGTTCGCCAAGGATTCGCCAGCGTGTTCCGAGGTCGAATACATTCGGCGCGAAGACATTCTGCTGCCGAAGGGCGCGCGCGATCTGCAGAACTGCGGCCGTATCTATCGCCGCATCGCAGCAACCAAGGCGCAACTCGACGATCTGGCCACCAAGTACGGCTTCGATGCCACGCAGCTGGCGAAGGTCAAGGAGCGTGCGCGTAATTCGACCGAAGCCGTCAACCTTTACAAAGGTTTTCTTCGTGACAAGAGCGGCGTCATCTACGTCTGCTGGCGCGCAGATGACAACGTCGGTTGCGATGCATGGCTCAAAGCGCCTGTGCCGCTTCAACTCGGCATTTTCGTCAAAAGCGCAAACGGCTTCGCACCCAAGCCGATCAAAAGCTTTCCGCTTTTCGCCTTCCCACTGGCGCTGGAGGAAGAAGAGTGCTTGCTCTACACACAGGGGCGCGCAGCGCTCGACCTTCACGTACAGGATTGCCTCACCACAATGTGGTCTGGTACGGCGAATGGCGTCACGCGCGCCAGCCGCTTCTATCCGACGCGCAAACAGGGTACGCCCGGCGAACCACCGCAGAATCAGGAGCTTTTCCTCCTCAAACACGGCTACGTTTTCGAAGGCGATTTCAGCATTTTTCAGCCGAATTGGCCCAACAACATCGCCATCGCCGTCGCCAATGCGCTTTCGTCGCGCAAGTCGCAAGAAATCGGCGCCGTCGATTGGGCGTCCATGAATCGGCAAGACACGCGCAAGACTGCGACGGAATTGTCCATGGCGCGCGAGGCGGCTGACGCCCTCAGCGGTCCGAACATTTCGCTGTTCTCGTTGGTAATGCTCGCTGTCGAGACGCTGCGATGGGAAATCATCGTCTCGCGTGTCATGATCGACGAGGCTTTCGTGCCGACTCCGCAGCTGCGCAAGTACGTGCTGCCAGTCGGCTTCACGCTACAAATCCTTGCGTCGAAAACTCTCAACGTTACGATGTCAGCTGACGCGCAGGTTGTGCGTCGCGCGCAACGTCAGTCGAAGTACATCGAACACTGGGAGATTGTTGCGCAAACACCATACGCTTTGCCGTACCTCGAAACGATGCTGGGCGAAATCTTCCCCGAGGATTTCCTCCGCTGGAAACAACAAGTCGGCGAGACGGACAATCGCGTCAAAACGCTGACTGACATGGGCTCTCGCGCGCTCGACATGCTCAGCAATCTTCCACAGGAAACTGTTCCTCCGGAAGATCGCCAGAATTTCGTCGCATTCCTCAACCAATTCGAATCCGCCGTCAATCCCAATGCACAAAAACCCGATGGATCAAGTTCGCCTGCGTGATTGGCAATCCAATCTCGTTACGCGCGACTTCAACCTCTTCCTCTCAAAGCAACGTGAAATCGCCGTTAATGTTGCTATCGCAAATCGCACGGCAAACCCTACGCTCGCTGCGGCTTCCCTCGAAAAGGCCTACGTTTACGGACAGGTCATGATGGCAGTCCAGTCGGGCGAATTCCTAACCCAAACACCGCAAGATGGCTGACAAAACAACAGACTCATCCGCCGCTACACCCGTCGGCGGAGCAACCGCACCAGCAACGCCGGCGTCAGCGCCGACGAACGAACCTGTTTCCGAAGCCGCAATCGCCGCCTTGATTGGAGGCGACATTCAGGAAACGGATAACAGTGGGCAGCAAAAGGTCACCAAGCCTGCAACGCCCGCAACGCCCGCGGCGCCTGCCAAAGCAGCGCCTGCTGATTCACAAAAACCTGCTGCGCCCAAGTCGCCATTCGAACGCGTCAGCGCGCGGCAGGCGGCTGTCGAAGCTCGGAAATTTGAAGGTCTCACTCCTGAGGAGACTGAGATTTTCAAGAAGATGAGCAACGATGCGTACAACTACCTGTACCCGAAGTTCATCGCGCAGAAAGCGCCTGCCGGCGACGAAGTCACCAAGCAGTTGGCGCAGGTGCAGAAGGATCTCGAGGAGGCTCGCAACTTTCGCTTCGCCGACCACGAGGAAGGTTACACGCTCACAAAGGAGTATCGCGAAATTCAGGAGCAGGCGAGTATCGCTGATAACATCCTCAATCACTGGCAGGCGCAACTCGCTGCTGTCCAAGGTGGTGCCAAAGAAGTCGAGATGCTCGTCCAGACTGATACGGGCATTGGCGTCCGCAAGGTACCTGTCACGCCGGCCATTCAAGCCGATCTGATTCGTCGCATCTCCGTCGCCAATAACGACGCGCAGACGATTCGGCAGCAGATCGACCATCTGCGTCAACAGCATTCAACCCGTTACGGTGGCTTCAACAAGGCGCTCAGCGACATCTACACCGAGCACTTTGGTCCGCACGAGAAGCTGCTCAAGAAGGGCATGGACAGCGCGCTTGCGCGAATTCCAGCGTGGTTTCGCCATCGTCCGGAAGCCAAACTGCTCGCCGCAGCGCTCGCCAGCAATGAGTACTTCGCCGAAATCATTGAGAGTCTGCAAGGCCAAGGTCAGGCGCAGCAGCTTCTCGACGGCGCGGCGAAATCCGGCGGCCCCACGCAAGGCGAATTGCGACAGGAAGTCGGTACGTCCAAGAACACCATGCAGGTGTCCGACGAAGAATACAATCGCATTCGGGCGCTGATGTAGGCGCGTTCGGTTCGTGTTTCTGCGCAGGCTGGCATTGGGGTTGCTCCCTAATGCCAGCCTCTTCTTTTGGCTTGGGCTAGCCATTTCGACCTCTTTTCGCCGCGGGTCCGGCACGAACAGCGCATTCACGCGTTGTTCAACTCCACAACAGAAGGATTCGTCATGCCATCTTTTGCGATGCCGGCCATTGACCAGAACATCTGCGCACTCTGGCCGGAGCAGGATCAGAATACGTACAACAAGCTGCCGTTCTACCTCGACAAAGCCGAGGCGTCGCGGCGGAAGAAGTTCGAAACGTGGGAACCGCTTCTCACCGACACCATCGACTGGACGCCGAACATGGCGGACACGCTCAAGCTCGTCGTCACGGAAATGGCGCCGGTGCTGCGGCAGTCCACGCGTCCCAACAGCATCGCCACCGAAGCCAAGGGCGATATCTTCAACGTGCGTGAGCGCACGTCGACCGCGTCGCTCGTCTGGCAGAAGTTCTTTTCGCCGAAGTTCCGGTTCTACTCGGCGTTCATGGACTTCCTCAAGGGCCAGCTGGTTCCGACACGCAAGACCATCGAGGAGCAGATCACGTGGTTCAAGGAGACCTTCTACCGCACGTACATGTGGGACTACTCGCCATTCGTGTACGTCGTCGGCCGTGGTCTTGTTCCGGCGCCTGTCGGGCGTGACGCAAGCGGCAATTCGCTGAAGACCGCCGCGTGGATTCAGTCGATCCTGCAGGACACCAGTCCGCCGGATTACCTGACGTACCCTGCCGTCTTCGACATTCTGTCCGCCGCCATGGAAGAGCGCGGAATGGAGCCGTACGAAGGCGACGTGGTGCCGGGCGATTCCGGCATGAGCCTCGGCGAGAAGTTCTGCCTCGTCTGCTCGCGCGAAGCGTACATGCGCTTCGTCAACGACCAGTGGGTCAAGGAGAACCGCATGCTGACGCTCGACATCGTCAACAGCAAGTTCAAGCCGACGCCGTTCGGCATGGTGATGGCGCGCATGGAGAAGTTCCCGCTGCGTTGGCAGATTTCCGCCGACACGCAGCTGCCTACCGAGCCTGCGCCCGAGACGATCGTCACAGATGCGAATTCGTCTGAGTACAACCGCACGCTGCCGAATCCGAACTACGCGAAGATCGTCAATTCGCCGTACGAAGTCTCGTGGTTCATCGGCAAGAACGGCGGCTATCGTCGCATCGGTGTCGGCGCGCCTCCGGAGTTCTTCGCTGGCAGCACGACTGACCCTGCCAAGATCGCCGGCATGGAGTGGAACGGCCGCGTTTACGCGACCAAGAACTTCCCGATCCAGTGCACTGACGCCGCCGGCAACACTCAACTCGACCTCAACTCGTTCGGCGAGTATCTGCGCTGGCAGGGCTCGCTGGTTCTCGGCGCCGTCGCTGTCAACCCGCAGAACGTGCTGCCCATCATCCACAAGCGCGGTCGCGGTGTGACCACCTCCGGCCTGGCGCAGGGCAACAACTAACCCAGCAACAAATACGAACACTGTTCGCAACTGAAACCAACATGAAGAAATTCTTCAACAAGCTCACGGCCGGTCTCGGCCTCGTCTGCGCGCTGTTCGCGCTGCCTGTCAACGCGCAGGTTCTCCGAAGCGCGTCGTTCACCGTGTCGGCAACTACGCCGCTCACGGTCCTGTCCGGCGGTCCGTACGTGATCACGGACTTCACGTTCTACAACAGTACCAACGTGCTGGGTACGGTGAAGTTCTACGACTCGACGAGCAACACGACGAACTACGTTCAGTCGGCGTACACCGCGTACTCGACGGTTTCGACCAACTGGTCCAACGTGTTCACGAATGCGACCGGCATTATCGTGACGAACACGTTCACCGGCATCGCCAACGTCGGGACTTCGGTCTCCGCTTCGACGAGTGAGTTGCCTGCAAGGCTTTCGTTCGTCGTACCGGCGAGTGGTTCGCGTGCCATTGAGCGTGTGTTTCAGCCGGCGCGCGGCGCCACCGTCTATTCGACGGTTCCCGGCACTCTCGAGATCACCTACCGACCCGTTCCGTAACGTCTTTCAACCATTTTCCGGCTGATGCGAGACAGCCGGTGTTAGGTTGGGATCGGCTCTTGGGCGTTCGGCTAGAAATTGAACGCCCGCCTTCCAATGACTGACCTTCCTTCCAGAATCGAAATCGTAAGGCTCCGCACAATCGTCCAGGGCCTGGCGATGTCGCTGTCCAGCCTTACGGCAAACGTCGCGCAGCTTCGCTCTTCTGGCGTTGGCGTGTTTGGTACGATCGCCGAACTGTCTACCACGAACGCCGCCAGCTACTCTGTTGTTCTCCTCAAGCGCGACGCTGCAGACCAATTTGGCATCTTCTTCCCCGAAACAACCTCAACTCCTGTCGACAACCGCAGCGTGATCGCGGATGTCACTGGGCGAACCTTCGTGCGCTTCGAATGAAAACATCGCTATCACTCGCGTTTCTTTTCGCGTGTCTGTCACTTTTCGCGCAGACCTCCAGCCGACCACTGCGCTTCTATGAGTCGATCGCGGCGATGGTGGCGAATCGCCCGATCACCAACGAAGTCCTCGCTGTCACGCAGCGCAGCGGTACCAACGCCGGACCGCTGCTTTTCTTTTGGCACGCGCCGACATCTGCGCCGACAAATACCGTCGATACGTTCAACGCCATTGGCGGCGGACAGCTGCGGCTGATCACTAACGTCGTCACGGTTGCCATTTCCGACGGTTCGATTACCACCAACAAGTGGGATTCGGTCGCGCATCAATGGGTCAGCGGAAAGCAGGATTATTCCGCCATTCTTGCGGGCCTGACGAGTATTTCATATTCGTTTGGCGATTTGCTTTGGTGGAATGGCAGCGCGCTGGCAGCAATTCACATCGGCACCAACGGACAGGCACTTACAGTTGGGACGAATCAATACTATTTTTCGACTCCTTCGGCTGGGGCCGGAAGCAGTAATGCATCAACCAATGCCAACCAAGGCTGGGCGGCGGCATTTACGAACACTGCAAACGGCTTGTGGATTTTCAATGGTGCTGTCAATCTCAATGGCACTACGACAGTCGCTGATCTGAATATCAACGCCGTTTCGTACTCTGGCGTGTGGCCGTTGATTAATGGTGGTACAGGTGCAACTACCGCTTCTGATGCACGCACTGCGCTTGGACTTGCAAAGGATGTCGATGTCCAGACGTTTCGGCTTCCACTGCTACAAATTTATCTTGCGCTTGCCGCTGATGGTGACATGCCGTACCGTAATGCGTCTGGCATTATCACCAACTTGACCAGCACGAGTGCAGGTCGCGCACTTCTTACGGCCATTAATGCTGCCGCGCAACGGTCTACGATGGGCGTGCCAAATATTGCAGGTGACACATTCACAGGGCCGCTTCTTGTTCCTTACATTCCGTACAACTCGAATCAGACGAACGTCGGTAGCAACTACGTCGTGACGGCTCGCGCCGTTGCTGAGAAGATTGAGGCGTTGAGCATTGGTGGATTCATCTCGTCGGTGACGACTAATTTCCGAGTTTCCGGTGGTCAGCTTGAGATCACGAATGTCAAATCCGGGTCCACTGGTCAGTTTGTTAGAATGTCCGATCTGGATGCCTTCAGTCCAACGGCTACCAACTCGGTTACGATTGAAGTTCTGACGAATTCGACCGGTACATGGACCAAGTCTGCCGGGGCGAAATGGATCGAAGTCTATGCCTTTGGAGCCGGCGGTGGAGGCGGCAGTGGAGCGAAGGGAACGAATGCCACTGGCCTCGCTGGTGGGGGTGGCGGAGGCGCTGGCGCTGGAATGAGCTTCTGGCACTTTTCGGCCGATGAAGTTGGGTCAAGCTTCGGGTACACGAACGGGATCGGCGGTGGTGGAGGCGCGTCTCAAACAAGTGATGGAACCGCCGGCATCGCAGGCACCAACGGAGGTGCGACATACTGGGGATCTTTGATCTATGCGCCTGGGGGAGCCGGTGGAAATCAAGGTCTGAATACGGGCAGTCCCACTGCGGCGTCGGCAACGACGCATGAATTCGCTGGCAGTAACGGTGGGACCGGGGCGGTTACGAGTGGTGCTGCCGCTAGCGCAAATATCTCAGGCAGATTTGGTGGTGCAATTGGTGGTGGTGGTGGCGGTGGAGTGCGACCAGCATCCGGAACGACATTGACGAATGTTGGGGCGGCAACTGGCACATTGTATCACGCCAACGGAACGAATTTTACTGCCGCTTCGGATTCGATTACCCATCCAAACGGCTACGATGGGGCAGATGGTGTTTCGTCCAAGACATTCATCCCGCGGCCGGGCATGGGTGGTAGCGGCGGAACGTCCGGTCATTCAGCCGTGGGTTCCGGCGGACAGGGCGGATGGCCGGGCGGTGGCGGTGGTGGGGGAACCGGAACGGTGTCAGCAAACAATTCCGGTGCCGGGGGCAAGGGTGGAGATGGCGTCATCGTGGTTATCACCCACTTCTAACCATGAACTCGCGCAACTTGAGGATCGGTCTTGCCATCGCGGCACTGTGCTTCGTGGCGTTCCATTCCGACGGAGCAAACAAGCTCCTGATCTTGACGGAGCCGACGGCATACAGCTTGGCTGGGAAGGATTTCGAACGTCTTCGTCGCGTCATCGAAGACGAAGGAAACTTTCCCGGTGGAGTTATTGTTCGCGAACATGTTCGCTGGGATCGTAATTGGACAAACCAGAATTGGGCGTTGCTCAATGCCATCTCCAATGATGTCGCATGGATTCAGCCGACCCACATTTTGATATTTGGTTCTATCGTGACATGGGTCGGCGGAACGCACATTGACGACGGCCACGAATGGCGCTGTCAGACGAGCGACAACTGGGCGGGATGCACAAATCTTGTAATCTACGATTCAACAAATCACACCGAGCAAACAGGCTTCGATGCTGGCCATCTGCTGAATCGCAATACGCCTGGTGATGGACGACCTGATAATACCGAAGGTTGGTTTTTGCGTCCAGTATTTCGCATTGACTTCGCTGGTGTGGCACAGCCCGGCGACGATACACGCTGGACGTCTGGTTGCGTTGCAGGTACCAACAAAGCGGCAGCGCTCGATGAAGGACTTTGTCTTCGAGCATACGTCACTAATGACATCGCATATCGAACTGGCGGTTGGTCTAATACTGCGACTGGCGTTTTCACGGGCAGTATTTGGGTTGGTGGTGCTGCAGATTTAGACAGCAAAGCCGCCACGAATTATTCCAATCAGCTCGTATGGACTCGTACGACTTCAGCTGTGGCGCCTGGAACATACAGAATCTACTACGATAATTGGGACAGCACCGAAGTCAGCAATCTTTGGGATGGAAGTTGCAATCCGCCGCGTGCATTGATCTGCTTTCGCTATCGAAGCTTCGCCATGGAATGGTGGTGGAGCTATGCGATACCGCAGCGTGCAATCGGAATGGCGTGGAATACACCAAATCCTGCGTTTCTTGTTTATGCTTGGATGAAACCAAACCAAGGTGTCTCAGGTCAAGGGCCTGATTGGATGGTAAGTCCAAGTGACACAATGGTATTCGATTTTGTTACATCCAGCATCGCGCGCATTGGCACCGGCAAAATCGATTTTGGTCGACAGCTTTGGGGAGATGGAACGCTTCCACTCTCAACGAAGCGCTCGCGTGGTTCGCTGACCATCAGCGGGACGACTACCTTCAACTGACCACAACACTGATCGTGAATCACTAGATGAAACCGCTCCTATTACTACTCGCTGTTGGTTTGGTCGGATGTTCTGCGCGTAAGATCAGCGTCGATCCCAAGACCAAGGTCATGCAATACGAATCGCACAGATTCGCTGACAAGGAACAGATCGGCGACATCGACGTCGTCTTTCCTGACGGCACACGCCTCAAGGTGCACAACTACTCTGGCAATTCCGTCGACGGCGCCAAGGCAATTGCGGAGGGCGCAGCGCAAGGCGTCGTCGCAGGCCTGACTGGAAATGCCGGCGCATTCAAGCTAATCCCCAAGGACCTTCCGTCGCAACCCCAACCTGAAATCCAATGATGACGCCCGAACAGTTCATTGAGATGCTCGAAGGTCAACGCAAGTTGGTCGACGGCTTGCGCGCGTCGTTCGAGACAGAGGAGCGCAATTTTCGCCTCGAAGCCGAATACGCAGGGCGCCTCGCCGAATTCAAGCACGCGTGGGTCGACTCTTGCGGAAAAGAGATCGCGCTTTACGACGAATGGGCTGCAAAGATTTCAGCAGGCACGGCAAAGCCTTCGCCAGATTCGGCGCAGGTGCCTTAACCAACAGCTGCGTGTTGCGCCAATCGACATGCACACGTACAACAATGTGTTTCAAATTCGCTATGCCTGACAATTTCGTGCCACGCAATCGTTTCCTCGCTTTCGTCTGGGACCTGTTGACGAAACTCTTCCTGGTCTCGTGGCCACTGGTCCTCGCGTATAACGTGTGGATTGTGCAGCAAATTCACATTCACGACGTAAAGCTCTCGAGGATCGAGCAAGGACTGACGCAAGCGGCGTCGGCTGAACAGCAGGAACGCGACATCCAACGCCTGCGCATTGTCGCCGAAATCGACGCGAAGTATGCCGCGCAATGGCTGACGGTCGCAACAAAACTCGAACAAATCCAAACGATGGTAATCCGTTTGGAGGAACGTCAACGCCTCGTTACACATGAATCCAGCAAATCTCCTTAGCCAACTTCTGTGTTCACCGAACGGAAAACCGTCGTCGATGCGTCTGGTCACTGTTGTTGGATCGCTGGCGATGATCGGCGTTTGGTGCTACAAGAACGTAACCGCGCCGGCGTACTCTTTCTCCGAGATGGATTTCGCCGTGTTCGCAACGCTCATTCTCGGAAAGGCATTTCAACGCGGACGGGAAACTCCTACAAAGGAACACAATGATCAACGCACGCCCACAACTGTGGCCAGCGGCCAGTGAACCTGAGGTCGTACAGCCGACATATCGTGCTGTAACGATGCAGGCATTCACGCTGACCAACGATTCGCACGCGACATCTGACATCGTTGGCGAACTGCCGCTGGAGAATTCGCTTCCAGTTTCGATCGCTTTGCCGTTTCAACAGGCGGTTGTGAATCGCGATACGTCGTATCAAATCGCCATTCGCTACATCGACGATGAAGGCGCCGTGTATCGCTATCTGCTTTTCGCCGGCAACGGCGCGTTTCAGCTGCAGTATCCCACGTACGACGGCGAGACGATCGGGCCGAACGCGACGCTCGAAATCTGGGCGAACCCTGTCGACACTGTGATCGCCGCCAGCGACGACATCGTATTCTATCTGAACACCATCACGCCGTATGGCGTCAGCAATCCGTCTCCGTGCGGATGCACTGGTATTGTGCAAGGAACCGGTACGTTTGGTGCCAGCGCCAGCGACAATCCGCCCGGCGGCGGGCAGACTGTTACGGTTGTCGTGCAGCAGGGTTCCGACACTTTCTTCGAAACAGTCGCCGACATGCTCGCGTCGCCTTCGCGTTCGTGGACGCGCTGTGTTTGCTTCAATTGGGTCGCCGACGACGAGCAGATTACCGAGTGGTTCTTCGTTGCGGGGCGCACCATGACGCCCAACGGTGACACGATTCTCCTCATGGATGACGCCGGCGGCTACACTGTTCGCACACCCCAAGCATGAAAACCTTCCTTCTCTGTTTCTTCGTTGCGCTTTCGCTCAGCGCGGCGATTCCGCAGCCTGTCGCCGTTCGTGCGGTTGACACCGTCGCCGACATGACCGAAGTGCAGCCTGAGGTGGTATCGCTTGCGCGACGCTCCGGGCTGTTGGTTCGCGGCTACGAGTCGCCGGGCGATTGGGGTCCGCCGCGAATTTTCTACTACGGCCAGAACTACACGAACGCCGTCGACAACGGATGCTACTTTTCGTCGATCGACGGTACCAGTCGTTGGTACGATCCTGAGTGCATCGACGGTCCTGTCGACGTGCGCTGGTTCAACATTCGACCTGACAAAGATGACAACGCCGCCGAATGGACCAATCTCGGCGACCACGTTTACAATTTGCGCTGGCCGAAAGGTTGGTTTCGCTTCAGCAATAAGCTGACAACGCCGAGCGCATACACGCTGAAATGGGAAGGTGAAGGCGTGTATCAAGGTGGTTGGGAATCTACCAACTTCGTGTCGGCGACGACGCTCGTGTACACGGGAAGCGCGACGAATGACTTCATCGACTTGACGCCGGCCTTGCAGGGCACGAACCAACCGCTTAGGTACGGTCTTACGCTCAAGAATATCGCGGTTAAGGCAGGCGGATTGGCGACCAATGCGTTGAAGATTCAATACGCAGGTCGCGCGAGACTGGATACCGTTGCGTACAACGAGGCAACGGGAACTAATTTGTACCTCGGCCAAGTGCAGTTCCTCCAGATGGAGAATTGCACCACATCTGGCAATGATTCACGCCCGGCGCTCGCCGTTCGTGCAGGCGTTGGCGCGGCGATTTCGCTTGGCAGCATGGCTTCGTCGCATTTCTCTGCCGCCAGCACGATTGCCAACTGCATTTTCGAGAACTCGACGAATTGGGCGCTGATTCTTGGGCCAAACGACAAGAATCTTACCGTCCTCAATGGCGCAATCGAGTCCAATGACGGAAACGGTATGCTGGTTGAGCCGAATACCACCAGTCTGACCGTGATTGGTACGTGGTTCGAGGCGAATCACGGTACAAATCTGTGGATTCGTGCGCCATCGTTCTGGAATACGTTCATCGGGTTGCGGATGTTCGAGGATTCTGCCGCAGTTACGCAAATCGAGGGCGGATACAATAAGTTTCTCGGCTGTCAGTTCACGACAGTCAACATTCCCGTCGATGCGACGCGCAACAAGTTCGAAAATTGCGTGTATTCCGTCGCGTTCAACGACGCCACTGCAGGCGGAACGCAGCATTTCGATACGATTAACGCCGCAGCTACAGTTCGCACCAACACTTTCTCGTCGCCTTTCGTTCATTACGGCGAACCGTTCGTTTTGTGGAACAGTACGAACGTCTACCCGAAAGTCAGTCTCAGCTACAATGGCATTTACTTCGGTGACGGCTCTAATCCGCCGCGTGCAGGCATTACGCGCTGGTCGGATACATCCATCGCAACCACTAACACATTCCTTTTCTTCCCGCAGGGTCCAACTGACACGTTCATCGCAGCGTACGAGCCGGGCGATGCGCAGCCACGTCTAAAGCTGACAGCAGACGGCTACTTCGCCGCAGGTCCGGGCGGAACGAATTTGGTTGACGTGTATTGGAAGCGCAACGGCGCCTCGAATTGGTTGACGCAAGCCGAAACGTGGATCCTTCGCCCGAACACCAACGACAACGCGCTCGCCGTAATTCGCGCCGGCAGCGCCTACCTTGATTGGTTGATTCACCCAAACGGCTGGATGGAGTGGGGCTTTGGTGCGACACCGCGCGATGCGTTCATTGATCATCCGGCGACTGGCACACTTCGCATTCGCACGAACTTGGTGGTCGGCGGGCTGTCGTTTGGCTACGGAACTTATACCAATTTTCCTGTCACCAGTGTATTCGGTCGCACTGGCGACGTGACTGCGCAATCCGGCGATTACGACGCAAGTCAGATTTCGTTCCTCGACGAATGGATCGACGACCGCGTCGGCTCCCTGGTTGTTGGACGCACAAACATTGCGGTTACATACAACGACGCCGGCAACGTCTTGTACATCGACTACACGGGGCCCACATCAACAGGCCTGACTGATGCGCCGTCTGACGGCAAACTGTACGGTCGTAAAGATGCCGCGTGGGTGCAAACCGCCACGAACCACATCGCGGGGTTGTCTGATTGGATGTCGACGAAGTCGAATACGAACCACGTCCACACGACGGCTGACATCACGTCTGGTACGTTTGTCGCCGAGCGCCTTGGAACTGGTACGCCGAACACGAACACTTTCTTGCAGGGCAACGGCGCAGGAAATTCGCCATTTTGGGGAACGATTCCATCGACGCCAAGTCCTACGAATGGTATCGCCGACGCGCCTGCTGACAGTGTGTTCTATGGGCGCAAGAACAATTCATGGACGCAGCCATCGCGCACGGACATCAGCGGCATTTCGTCTTGGGCGCAGAGTTGGCTCGACAGTTCGGTTGTGTCTAACGCGACAACCGCGGCAACTTACCTGACTCTCATTGGTGGGTCGCCTATTACGATTGACAGTCCGGCGAAGTTTGCGGTTCGGCGGCAATCGTCTGGCTCTGGTTACACGAATCACAGATTGAACGTAGTCGCTGGAACTGGACTTACAACCGCGCTTTACGAAGACGTTTTCAGTGATGAAACCGTATTAGAAGTCTATATCGACACACGAGATTTCGGGGACATTCGCACTTCATCTTTGGGATCTGTGTGGACAATCGACACCGACGCTGTTACAACGTCAAAAATCGCTGATAACGCCGTAACTACAAACAAGCTCCAACTGATTTCAAGCACGAATGTCGTACTGGCGGTAACCACAGCGACGGGCGTGCCACGCGCCGTGCCGCTCGGCGACGGTCTCATCACGACGCCAAATGCGGTACAACTGAATGTCGCCGGTGGAACCAACATTGTGCTGACGACGAACGCGCAAGGACGCATCACGATCAACAGCAGTAGCTCTGGCTCTGGAACATCGCTGCCAACGCTGATCGGCTGGGTACGTTTCAGCGTCACACCTCTGTTCGCCTTGAACATTCAAGAATTCGGCGGTGACGTGAATTCAATCAATCTCGTCGAAGCCAGTGATTCGCGTGCAATCAATCTTGGCGTTTCGTTCAGTACAACATACGCCACCACATATCACGTTACGTGCGAAATCGAAGGACAAAACAACCCTTCTGACGCAACATACTTGCCAAAATGGTGGATTAAGCAGGACAGCAAAACGACAGGCGGTTTCAACTTCATGGCGTCGCTGTGGGACTACTACGGTTACGGCAGCGCGCCGGTCGGCGACATTTTCACACTTTGGATTTGGCGCCGCGAATAACACGCACGAAAACTGCTAGGAGGATACATGAACTATAATTGGCTCAAGCCGGGTTACGATCCGACGCCATCGCCAACAACGCCGACCAACGCGCAGCTTCTCCAGATGTGGACGGACAGTCGTCCTGCCGATGGCGTCGGCATGATTATCTGGGCTGAAGATGCGCCGGACGCCGTTAACTATCCCGACGTTGCGTCTGCGCTGTGGGGCGAACTGGACTCAGGGAGTCAAGAGCGCACCGGAAACTTCTTCTGGTACGACGGCGCGAACTGGCAGCCCTTCACGCTCGGCGATGGCACGCTGTCAGGTGACGCGTTCGCCAATCAGACGATCTCTATCCAAAAGCTAGTTCCCGGCGACGCGCTGACCATCCTGCGCACAAAGTCCATTCCGGCGAATGGCACCGAGTGGGTTCCGGCGTCTTCTGTGTTTTCGCCGAACACGATGCCAATCGTTACGCTCGCCAATGCGGCTGACGCAGGCTATGTCCTGTTCAGCACGACAGGCGGTACGTGGACGGCAACGCTGTTCGACGAGCTGTGGGATGATCGGTTCAGCGTCACGAACATCAGTTACGCGCAACTGGTTGACGTTCCCGGCACTGGTCAAGCGTTGCAGATTCCGTATCTGCCCGGACCCGGCAGTTCGTTCGGACTGCGCTTCGTCGATGAGGTGTTGCGCGACGGCCGCATCACGCCTCGAAAGCTGTCGTACGGCAACACGCAAGCTGCAATCGCTACCAGCACCGTTACGATCGACGGAAATCTGACGACTGCGTTTGAGCTTTCTCTGACCTCAAACGTGACGAGTTTCGCCGTCGTGCTCGCTGATGGACAGAATGTCTCTGTCGCCATTCACCAGACGGGTTCGTTTACGATCACCGGCTGGGACGCATCCATCAAATGGGCAGGCGGTGTTGTGCCTGTCATCACGGCGTCTGCAGGCAAGACTGACGTGATCACGTTCCTGCGCGTCGGCAGCAATGTTTACGCCGCGATCCTGCAGAACTACACCACATGAGTTTTCCAACGGCATTTTGGCAGAATCGTACCGGACGAATTGCGCCCGTGTTCGTTACGGATGTGCTCTTCTTTCCGTACTTGAAGACGCGTGCCATTCTGTCCGTTACCAATCGCAACGATGTCGCAATGGACATTCACTGGACGACGAATCCGCACACGTACTTTTTGGCCCCGCCTGATACACACATCTTGCCGGGGCAGACAGTCTCCGTAAACGTGAACCGCATCGCGTTCTTGTCACAAGTCGGCACGTTGCGTGGTGCGTGGTCGAGTGGAACGGACTTTGGCGACACACAAATCATCGAACTCAACGCCGAATGACAATCAACGACATCCTGCTTTTCGTCAAGGATCGCACGGGCGAACAGACGCAAGACTACGTACTGCGCGAAATCAAGTACGTCGTCACACGATTGTGGGCGCAAACCGACCTGCCAGGTTCGCTGCGCACGATGGATGTGAAGCCGTACGGCGAACGATTCGTGATCCTTCCGTGGTTCGTCGCCGAGTTGCGCGGAGTGCGGCGCGTGAATTACAGCGAGATTTCGCTGAATACGATCAGTCATTCGTTCACCGACAATCACGCGTTTCAATGGCCCATGACGTGGCGCGCCATGGACACGACGCCGCTGTTGAAGACGTACACGAACATCGGGCGCCTGACGCTGAAACTTCGCAAGCCCGCTGACGAGACGTTTACGGTGAAACTCGTCGGTCCCGGCGAGTACGGCGTGCGTGATGAAGACGAAGTCACGTTCAACGCAGGCGACACCGAGCACACGATGACGCGCGTCTTGAAAGATGTCGAGGAGTTCGGCAAGAACGTCTCGCCGCTGCGCACGGATGTGATGTTGTACGACATCAACGGCGAGTGCATCGGAATCCTTCCTTCACATTTGGATTCGGTGCAGAACCAGCGGATTCAGGTGACGGACGAGGCGTCGCTCAATCCCATTGACCCCAATGGGCAGTGTTTCAAGCTGCTCTTCAAGCTGCATCCGCCGGTCTTTTCGTCGCCGACACAAACCATCCACCCGCAGTTCGGTGAAATCGTTCGCAATTTTGTGGTTGCGCAGATCCTTGCGAAGTCTGGCGAAACGTCCGCCATGAATCGCATGAAATTCCACGGCGAAATGGCTGAAACTGCGATGGAAAGCATCGTCAGAACAAAGGCCGGCAAATCGGCGTCAGCCTTTCGCGCAGTCCGTTTGACCACGAATTCATTGGGTATCTATGAGGATTACGCAGACATCATTCATCGCCGGAATGCATAGCGGCTACACGCCGTTGAAGGTACCTGATTCTGGCTATCGACTCGGCTTTAATTGCCGGGTGCGCAACAACGTCATCGAAGGCGCGTACAAGCCCGTGCGCATTTCGGCGCCATCGGGCAAATTACAGGCGCTTTTTCCGCTCGATGACAAACTGATCCTCATTTGCAGTGGCGCACCGTACAACGTCAAACTCGATACGAATGATTTCACGGCGTTGTCTGATCCGCTGCTCGATCCGACTGTCGAACTCGTCTATCACCAGACGGTTCCAGCGCCAAGCTCCTTCTTCCAGAAAGACTCCGAAGGCAATCTGGTGTTCAACGAGAAGATTTCGTCGCAACCGGAATGCGTTGTTCTACAAGACGGCAAGAGCCGCCCGCCGATCATTACGCCGCAGCTTGGCGTTCGTCTGACAAATTCGTACGAGCAGTGGTCGTACGATAATCCTGAATACGTTCCTATCGGCTTGCAGATGGCGTACAACGGCAACGCGCTGTACATCGCCGCCGTCAACGGGCGCAGCGTGTTTCGGTCTGTCAGTGGGCGTCCACTGGATTTCGTGCAAGCTATCGCCGACGGACAGAAGCAGGGTGACGCAACGTCAACGGCTTTTGCTGTTGCTACGTCTGTGCTGACTGCGTTGTGGCCGAGCCAAGAGGGCGGAATCTTGGGCGCCACGTACTACAAGATGTACGCAGCCATTCCAGATTTCTCCGTGCAGACGGCGTTCGAAGAGCCCTACATGAGTCCGACGGAGCTGTTTCCTGCCGGATGCGTCAGTCAATATGCGCTCGTGACAGCCAACGGCGAAACGCTTTTCGTATCGCCGCAAGGCATCATGCAGTTCAATCAGACCATGCAGGCCAAGCGTGAATCGAACAACACACCGTTCGGCGCTGCGATTGCGGATTTTCTTATTAAGCCGATCACGTATGCGGCATGTGAGACGGCTGACGATTACGTCTTCATCGCCGTTTCCACTGTGTTTGGCGACGGCATCGTCGTCTACGACTTGCGCCTGAACACTTACGTTTCAATCGACCTCGTCGGCCGCGTAAAGGAGTTCGCGATTCTGCGCAGCAGCGGCGTTGATCGCTTGTTCTTTATTACGTACGGAAATGAGCTGTACGAAATGCCGCTCTATTCAGGCGAACGTGCGACGCCGACGGTATATTTTGGCTACGCAAACCAGCAAGACCCTACAACTACGTTGCGTCCTGACTCGCTGGCGTTGCTGTACGCCGACGTCAAGTCCAGCGGTCACGTTGTCGTTCGCGTGTTCCAGAACGACGGGCTCTCCGAAGAAGACATCCAGACGCTCGAACGTGTCGCGCCTGTTGGATTGGAAGACTTGGTGCCGCAGTTGCCTGACACTTTTCGCGCGAAGCAACTGACGCCTGTCGTCTCGAGTTTTACGGAGAAACCGTATTCGTACGGCGTATCCATCAGCGTTACGTGCTCTGCCGATGCCAAGTTGGCGGCTGTCATGTTCGAGGCGGCGCCAAACACGCTCGATCGTCCGGTTGTCAAGACAGGCCAAACGGAGCATCTGGAAGTGCAGACGTTTCGCGCCGTCGGATTTGTGAAGCCTGATGGCGTGCAGACGCGACCTATTTCCGCCGACGTCGGGCGCTTGTACTATCTGTACGGAATGGAAGAGCCCTCGTACGTGCTGAACGCCGGCACGCGAATCGAGACGCATCTGAACACTGCAAAGCGTTTCATTGCAGGTTCAGCATCGTTGAATACGTCGCCGTTCGCGACTGTTTACGATTTTCGCACGTTCGAGACGCTACTTGGTTCCGAGAAAACTGACGGGCTTTTCCTTCTCGGCGATCTGGGCGACGAACCGTTTGCGCCAGTGTTTGCCGCAGCCAAGCGTAATCGCGAACATATTTACGCCATTCTCGGACCGAACGACCAAGACACAAAAGAAGAGAACGCCGATTACATCTCACAGTCGAAGCGCCCGGTACGCTTCGTTGTGTCGACTGATTACGTCGACTTCTACTGTCTGTCGATTCCGTTGCGTACGGTTGACATGGGGCGCGATGCGTCTGGTAATCTGACCGGCGTCACGCCGGAGGAGATGCTGGAAACTGGAAGCTTCTGTCGCTGGCTGCAACGCCAAATCGAAACGCGTGACAGCGGCAAATTCATTGTACTGATGCTCGGCTTTCCGCCGTACAGCAATGTCGCCACATTCACACCGGGATTCGCGGCGCTTCGCTGGGCATTTCACAAGTATGGCGTGCACGCGGTGGTCTCGAATGGACGCGCGTACGAGCGCTTCACGCGCGATAATGTGCTGTACATCAACGCCGGAACAGGCTCGAGAAATGCTTTGCTTGAACCGACAGGTGACAATGGTCTGTCAGTTCCGGGCATGTTGGAAATCGTTGCGAGTCCGAACGTCCTGACCTTCAACTTCCTCGACAATGAACGAATCTCGCGTGACACATCAATACTCACTCTATGAGTGGGCACTCATCCTCGGCGGCGCAGACCAGTCGCGTTGGTTGCGCAAATACTCGACGCACGAGATCGGCCAACTGCTCAGTCGCCACAAGGGTTTCACGCACGGTTTTGTTACATTGCGCGGTGAACCTGCCGGATTCGCCATCGCATTTCCGACGGACGGCGGTGAAACGGTGCATATCGCGTTTATCGTTTCGTTTGTTCCGCAGATGATGAACACGTTTCTCACCGTGCTGAACTGCATGTATCCTCAGGCGACACACGTCTCGTTCCTGCGGCGCAACGAACTTCGCAAGTTTCCAGTCAACAATCTCGCAAGGATGTTGGCCCTGTGCCCAACGCAACCGCAGCCCAAACTGCAGAACGCTTAACACTATGGGAGACGACGGCGGCAAAAGTCCAGTAGAGTCAATGGGCGACATCCTTGTTGCCCTACAAAAGCACTATCCCGGCATGTCGCAGGTGGTGCGCGATCAGTATCAGCCGAACGCTGACGCCGAGCTGAATCTGATCAACAAGTACACGCCAAAGTATGCTGAGGCGCAGTACAACAACATGGACACGTGGGGCCGAAAGTTGGCTTCACTTGGTCGTGACCTCGCCAGCGAAGAGCAGCTGGGTGCCGCCGAAACCGAAGCGAAGGTTGCTGCGGGTCCGGGACGCGAACTCGCGCGCACTGCGAAGGATCTGCAGGAGGAGATTGACCCTGAGTATTTCAAACAGCGGCAGGCGCAATCTAATGCGCTTGACCGACTCGAAGCTGCTACCGATCCGACGAAGCTGACGGGCGACGAAACCGAAGCAGTCGCGCGCGGTTTGGGTCGTACGATGTACAGCGTTCCGTCGGCACAGAATGCGACACGCGCTGCGTTGACGTTTGGCGATCGTCTGAAAGACAAACGCGCCGAATATCGAAGCCTGATCGACACGCGAACGTCGGCGCTGCCCGCCATGAAGAGTGGCCTTGAAGGTTTCGCCGCTGCCACCAAGCGTTCCGTGACACCGAATGTAGGCCTGCAGAATTACACAGGTCTGCAGCAACCGGGACAGCAACAAAGCAATCAGGTTTTCGGCCAATTCATGCAGCCCGCCGGACAGGCGATGGCGATCAACATGAGCAAGCAGGCGTCCGATTGGGACAAGTACAACATGGGTGTCGGCGCTGTCGGCAATACGCTCGGTGTCGTTGGCAAGCTCGCCGGCGGTATCATGGGCGGCGTTTGCTGGATCGCTCGTGCGGCATACGGCGAACGCGATCCGCGTTGGCTCCAGTTCCGCACGTGGTTGTACACGAAGGCGCCGCGGTGGTTGTTTGTTTGGTACATGAAGAACGGCCGCGAATTCGCCGAGTGCGTCAAGGCTTCACCGCTTCTCGCTGGGATCGTTCGCAAACTGATGAACTTGGTCATCGCATAACATGAGCATCGGACTTCAAATCCTCGAAGGGCTGGCGAATCTTGACGAAGGTTACGCCAATCGCCGCGCGCAGGAGAAGCGCGACGACAAACAGAACAAATGGCAAACCGAGCGTGACATTCGATTGAATGACATGACGCTCCAGCGCGACAAGTTGCTCGCCGCCGAACAGGCCGTGCGTGACGCTCGCCTGCACGGCAATGCCATGGACCTGCAGAAGGCGCAGATCGACGCCGACCGCGTTCGATACGAATACCAGAATGCGCAGGAAAATCTGCGCCAACATGAGGCGCTCGGACATCAATCGAAAGAGTCGAAAAAAGAGCGCAAGTGGAAATCCGGCGAGCGCAAGGACACCCAAAAGTTCCAGTCGCTTGAATCTGGCAAGGAACGCGACTGGCGCACAGGTGAGCGCGTCGGTGCACAGGAATGGCAGACCGGCGAACGCGAAGGTGCGCAGGACTGGCACACCAATGAGCGTCTCGGTACGCAAGGTTTTCAGTCCATCGAAGCGGATCGCAATGTCGATCGCGATGAACGCCGCATGGGTGCCGGCGTCAAGTACGACTTGGAGAAGGCGCGCGGTTTGCACAAAGCTGAAACCGACGCTGAGCGCGATGCCATCGTGCAGAGTGCGCCCGACGAATTGCCGATCGAAGATCGGTACAAGTTGGCGCGGCGTTCGCGTTTCATCAAGAGCGTTGCGCCGATGCTTACGACGCAAGACCGACTTACGCATCCCGAACGCTACACGCAAGAAGGCTGGCGATTTGATCCACGTGCCAACAAGGATTACCGTGACGGCATGCCGAGTTCACCGCCGGCGCCGAAGGGCACGGGCATGACGCTCAAGGATTTGCTGGAGAAGCAGCAGGCGCCACAACCGGCTGAGCCTGCGCCCGGTTCTGACGAATGGCTGCGCCGGCAACTCAAATTCAACAGCATCCAATAATGCCAAATCTTCGCAATTTCTCGGATGACGAAGCTGCGCTGCTTCGCCAGAAGGGCATCGACCCGTCGAAGTACTACGTCGACATGCAGACCGGCGAGTTGTATGACGCCGCAACTGCGCCAGAGCCGACTATCGGCGAATCTATCAATAGCGGATGGCGTAGTGTTGGGCGAAGTTTCATGTCGCTGGCGCCGCAAGCTGCGCATCTGATTGGCGCCGGCATGGAGTCGTTGGGTATGGGCGACAAGGTGTCGCGAAGCGGCGAGAAAATGGAGAACTGGCTGGACAAGTTCTCGCCATCTGATCCGCGCGTGTCGAATTGGATTAACGTCCCGGCACAAGTTGTCGGTCAGCTTGGCCAGTTGGTTCTTCCCGCGGGATTTCTCGGCACCGGCGCCAAAACTGCGGCAACGATGGGCGCTGTGTCCGCTGCTGGCGACACTATCCACGAAGAACGCCAACGACAGGAACTCGCAGGCGAACACGATGCCAACAAGGCGTTGTCGAAGGGCTTGGCTGTCGGCGCAATCTCGGCGATTCCCGAGCGTTACGGCATGGGTCGCATCTTCGAGAAGACGAAGAGCCTTCCCAAGCTGGAGAAACTCTTTACCTCGCTTGAAAAACATCCAAATCTCATGCGCGCTGCGGAACTCGCGGCGACTACTGTGCCGACTGAGGCTGGCGAAGAGGCGTTGCAGCAACTCGTTGTGCACGGCAGCGATACGACTGGCGAACAGCTGGCACAACGCACGTTCTGGGGCGGAGTTGGCGGAGCTGCCGGAGCTGGTGCTGGCGCTGTTGTCAACCGCGTTAACACGGCGAGTGCGCCGAAGCCGAAAACTGGCGTCTCGAACGCCGACCTCGCCAAAGGCGGAAAGCCTGCCGCGTTCGCCGTACCGGACACGACTTTGGACGCGATGGAAGCTGCGATTCGCAAAGGCCATCCGTACAAGCCGCCGGGCAAGCTAACGCCTGTGGATACTACGTTCGAGGAATTGCGCGCGGCCGGCGTGCCGATGCTGCGCGATGACATCCGCGCGTTGTTCGATGTCTGGGGCGGCAACAACGCCAACACCGGAAAGCTGGATGCGTACAAGCGTCAACTGTATGACGCGCATATCGCGCAGCGCCCGGCGAAAGCGACCGAGACGCCTGAGTTCGTGAAGGCGCAGCAGGATGAAATGAAGGCGCTCGAAGACCAGATCGACACGATCAAAACGCGTTACGCCGCGTTGCAGAAGACTGACGCTGATGAGAAGGAGAAGTCGCAGAAGCTTCCTGCCGGCGACCGTTGGGCGACGCTGAACAGCCAGAACGCCGCGTTGCGTGCAGACGAGATGAAACAGCTGGAAGACCAACTCGAAGTTCTGGTCAACCAGAAGGCGTCGAAGTTGCAGCAACAGCCGAACATTCCGGCTTCGTCTGTGCATCCGAGCGCCACGCCGGCGCCGGCTGTCATGAATGCCGATCAGGCAGCCGCTGCCGACATTGCGCGTATGCAGCGCCAAGGTTCGTTCTACGACGATCCGGCGAACATTCCGCTGGCTCCTCAGCCGAAGCCGCTTGAAGGTCAGCCTGTCGAACCCGGCAAGGTTGACGTGGCGCCTGCGCCTGTCGAGCCGTCTCCGAGCGAAGTTCCTGAGGCCGTTCGTCAAGCTTTGTTGGACGCCGTCGGCCGTTCGCAGAAGCGTATTACCGACCTCGTCGAACACCAATCGAAGCTGGCGCAAGATCCTCGACGCGAATCGCCGATCCAAGGCATTCGGCAGCCTGTCGAAGATGAAATCAAGGCTGTCGAACGCGACCTCGCATTTGAGATGGATCAGTTGCGTGCGGCGAAGAAGAAGCTTCCGCCTGCCCGGCCGCGAGAAGTCCGCGAATTCATGCAAGGTGCCACACTACCGGGCATGGAGGGTGAGCAACGCGCCCCTTTTCCGAGCGAAGATTCCGGCGATGAGATGGTGTATAGCGGCTTGCCAGTTTTTGGGCCACAGGATAAGAGCAATCGCATCATTGAAGCCAAAGACTCCGACGGAGATCCCGAACTCAGGATTGATCTTGGTGATTATTGGGTAACAACTAGCTATCCTGACTCTGAAGGAAAGTCAAGGTTGCACTTCTATCCCAAGTCCGCCGGGCCTGATACCACAGACGTTGCGACTGGAACATACCGCCGTGGGCTGCGCAATGAATTGTTGGATGCTTCACGCGAACTGGCAAACGAAGCGCGTCGAAGGGGATGGATTCCTGATTTGGGCAACAATGAAGCGCAACGTGCGCGGATTTACTCAAAGCTTGACATTCTGGACGACGAACAAGTTCAAGCTGCCTCGAAAGAAAAACGTCCCGTCGCACGCATCGACCCGACGTCTGACGCTGAGTTCAATGAGAACCTCATCACGCCAAGCGAGTCGTTGCGCAATCGCGTTGTTGCACTGAACAGTGCGTCGCTGCTGCGTACTCGTAAGGGCGATCCGTTCTATCTTGGCGAGCCTCGGTTGTATTCAACTGGTGGTGAACAAATCTTTCGCATGCCATTGATTGATGCGCAGGGAAAAGAAGCCGGCGAATATGTTGTAAAGTACAACGAAAATTACGACTCATTCGATGTCATGTACCACAGGCCGTATCACAAGGTGTTTCCGGCAGACACGGATGCCATGATGACGGTGATCAGTGATACGCTCAACCTTCCGGCGCGCGTTGGTTTGAAGCGCGATCGGCCGAGGAACGTGCTTTCGAAGTTTTTGCAGGAATACCACGACACCAGTGGTCACAATCCTGTTACATCTCAACAGGACTACGGGGACTTGTTGCGTCGCGCGTACAAGGCGGTCGCCGAAAGTCGCGAGCACTACGCCGAGACTTTGGTACAGAAAAATCCAGTGTCGTCCAGTGGCGTCGCTGTCGCCGGACATTACGATCCAATCACAGGCAAGATCACTGCATCGCCAGCCGACCACGAGACTGCTCTGCACGAGAGTATTCACAAGACCAATCAGCACATGGGCGATGTCATTCGCGCGCAGTTGCGCCGCAGTATGTCGGAAAAGCCTGGTGAGTTTCTCGTCACGATCAATCAGCTTGGCGCAACTCTCGAAAGCCACCATCCGCTCTACGCGAAACACGCGCGCAATGCGCGCGAAGCGATGTCCGAATTTGCCGCCGGCAATCGCAATTCGGCTGCTACTTATGCGAGCCGCGTTGTGGACGAGGCACTGGCACAAAGTGTCGCAGCGCAGGCGGTAGGCCAGAACATGACGTTCACGCAACAGATGATGGCTGTTGCGCTTGGGCGCCTTGGCTTCGACGTGTATGGCATGGCGCACAACCTTTCGTCAGCTGCCGCTGCGCCGCGCTGGAGTCACGCACTGCAGAAGTACTACTCCGGCTTCCCGGTCACGTGGGAAATGATCGAGTCAGCCGGCGGCGCCTTAGGCAAGATGCTCGGCGAAGGCAAGCTGAATCCGGTCAACGCGCTTTACGAGCGCACGCGTAGCGTCAAGTCACGCTTGGCTGACTCGGGTCCGCTCGGCGCATATGTCGCCTCGCGCCTCGATCCGCTGTTCAACTTCCGCGACCGCATCGCGAATGAGAAGTTGCAGCAAGCGGCTAAGTTTGAGAAGTTCGTTTCCGATCCGCAGGTTGTCGATTGGGTGTTTGACAGCATCGACAATCAGACGGAGAACTACAACGCGCTGCCTGCCGAAAAGCGGGATCAGGCACGCGAACTCATGGATTGGTCGAAGACCTTCATCGAAGAGATGCGCGAACGCGACCAGTACGTGCGCACAGGCAGCACGGAACCGCGTTTGCCTGAGGTGATTCCAGGCTACCTTCCTACGTCAGTCGACCAGAAAGTGTGGGAAGAGATTGGTACGCCCGAAGGTTACGCCAAGTGGGAACGCGCTTGGGTAGATAACTGGCGCGCGTATCGTCCGCAAGATTCGGAAGAACAGGCGCGTGCGTTGTTCCGTGATTTCTCTGCGCCGATCTCGTCAGTGCATGTCATCGGCGGCGAACCGCTGTTCATGGCGGCGCGGCAAGCGCATGGCGTTCCACTTCCGCGTGCGATGCGCGATCGCAATCTGTCGCGCGGATTCCAGAACTACATCCACAGCTACGCGCTCGACGCCGGCTGGACTGAGATGGTACAAAAGGATCCGCTCATGCGCCGCGCGTTCGGCGTCAAGAACGATCATCACTTCGAAGATCACAGCGCCGAAGACGAGAGCGCGTGGCCTGACGAGACACAATGGCAAGGGATTCGACGCGAAGCTGATCGCGTTCGTGCGCCGTGGCTCGAGCGTCTGTCGCCAGACATGCCGCTTGGTATGCCATTGCTGGTGCGCGGCGAACACGGCGTCGCCGAGTCGCTACTCGCCAGCTACGCCGAGCAACCCGCCAATCGCCTGTCGGCGAACATGAAGTTCTGGAATGGGCTGGAGCAAATTGGCAGCGCGTTGCTCATGCAGACTGGCGCCGGCGTGCGCGATACGACAATGGGCGTCGCCGAACTGGCGGCATACGTACCTGACGCCAAACTCGCGAAGCAGTTCGCCGAAGTCATGGGCGATTACGCCGCAAAACGCGATGCCGCTCGTGGCGCGGGCGCCGTGCGCGCTGACGTGTATCGCCACCAGACTGCGAACATCGTCAGCAAGGCTGCGTACGAAACGGCGCGCTTCTTGCGCGACATCACAGGGCGCAACATTCTGGACGAGTTTCCGCGAGTGTTCGCCTATCACGCAGTTCGCGAGCAGGTGATGACTGATCTGCGCGAAAGCGGACATTCGCCACTGGCGGAAGAGTTCGGCGACGTGCAGGCGAAATCGGCGGACGAAATCGCGGACAGCACGGCGGCTGCGGTTGTCAATCGCATTGCGCCGAACTATGACGCGCGATCGCTGCCCAAGGATTGGATTCCGCAAACGCGCACGCGCCTCGGTATGTTGACGCAGCTGTCGACGTGGGGCATTGCGCGTTTCAACACGTGGTACGAAGACCACTACATGCCGGCGCTCAAAGACAAGAATCCGAATCGACTGTTCCGTTCGCTCTTGTTCGGCACCATTGGCGGCGCGGCGGCGAGTGCATTGCTTGAAGAGCTTTTCAAGCGCAAGCCGAGCAAGCTGACGTGGCAGGAATGGATGGGACTCAGCACCGAAGACCAACAGCGCGAGGCGGCGCCGCTATTGTTCTCTATCATCCAGACGCAAGGTCTGTTGGGCGTCGCCGGCGACATCGGGCTTCCGCTGGTGCAGCTTTCGAATCGCGCAATGACAGGCGGCGGTCCGCCGGTTTCGGTGCCTGACATCGGCGAGGCGTCGACTCCGTCGTTGATTATCGCCGGCGACATGCTGAACACGACAGCCGACTTCTACAACTACATCGCGCAGAAGCATGGCAACATCGACTGGAAAGATGTGGTCGATTTGGCGAATGAATACGCCAAGGTTTCGCAAACGTGGCGCGACATGCAGGGTTGGATGGGCGACGAAGAGAAGTTGGTGGGTCGCGAACGCCGTATGTACGAGCGGCTGCGCGGCGTTTCTGCTGTCACTGGCGAAAAGGTGCAACAGCCGCCTGTTACTATGTACAGTCCGCGCCTTGGCAGCAAATTCAGTCTGTCAAAGGAATTCAACACACGCACGGGCGACGCGTTCCAAAGCCTGCTGCCCGGTTTGGTCGACGCGGCGCGCGGCGGCTACGTTCCGAATGTCATGAACCGGAACATGCGCCCGGAGTTTTGGCAAGATGTCATCAATCGGCGAGGCGAAGGCACCGCGCGGTCGTTGTACCAGCTTCAACAAGCTCAAAAACCTGAGGAGGATAATCGACGCAACGTGCGCGCAGTTCTTCGCTCGCTCGACTAGCCCTCAACAGCAACGCCGGTTGAAACAAGAACGCCGCCCGAGTGGGCGGCGTTTTGTCATTTAGCGAAGTATGCGTTCCAACATTCGGATTCCCGGTACTTCCACGAGCCATCTCGCCAGGGGTTTTTCACGCGTTGTTGGCGTTGTGGCGTTGTGATATTGGATCGGCATCTCGAACCTATACTCGGTTTTTCGCAATCGAAACGCGATGAATGTCGGCCAACGGAAACGTCGTTGAAACCTGCCACTGATGGGAGTCAGTAATTCCCAACGGATGCGGAATCCGTATGTGACAAAAGCCACTTCCAACGGGAGGAATCCGCCGAGATTGAAAGCGAACTCAGGGCTGAATTGATACAGGCCGTGACCACACAAAGAGTCTGCTGGCAACATTCCCCAAAGAACGCCGCCGACACGCAACATCTCGTAGAGATTGTTCCAGTAGACCTCTTGGTTGGCGACGTGTTCGGCGGTGCCAAAATCCATGATTGCGTCGTACGTTGACCCTGCTTTGTGTCTTGCATCCGGCCGGCTCAGATCGCAAACGAAATCACAGGATTCGTCTGCGACGATATCGACGGAATGGACACGACATTGCAGTGCATGGACTAAGAAGCGCTCGGAATAGTTGCAGCGGCTCCATGCAGGAGGCTTGTCGAGCCCAACTTTCCTTGCTTCGCGCTTTGATAACCACCAATTTTGGCGCCCGATGGTCAGGATGCGGCTCCCAACTGCCGGCTTGTGGCGACAAATCCACTTAGCTGTTTCGTAGTCAATTCCCATAATTGTACACTTTCTATCTCGAAACCGGACAGCGCGGCATTGGCGTCCAGAAGACGGCGTGAATTGGTCGCGGCGTGCATTCGTCGAAGTACGAAAACTGAGGCATCGAGCGCCAACGCGGCAGACCTTCGGCGCTGGACACTAACTGCGCAATCCGCACGCGCCCGTCATCGCAGGCGACCAGAACGTCGCGATCGCATTCAGGATTGGTTCGCTGTACGTCAATCCATACCAGATGTTCAGTGATGAGTTCAGATGGCATGGTTGTGATTTGTTTTGGTTACAGTTTGAGTTTGCAGACAAAGCAATATTCAAAAGCCTTGCCATCGCTGTCGACGCCGGCGAATGTTCCGCCTTTGCAGGTAGGACACATACGACCGCTTGGACGTGGCTGCGGTTGCGCAGGTTCGGGCCCTGTCTCAGACGTAATCGACTTGATGTGTAGGCGCTCGAGCCTGACGATTTCGTCGGTGATGTAGAAGATCGCCTTCTTGAGATCCTCGATCGTCTTGCCTTCGTCCTTCAAGCCTGCGCGCCACAAATACTTGATGGCGTTGCCGATGTTGAAGTTGCGATGCCGTGTGATTTGGATGCATTCGACGCCAGACGGATCGCTGGTGTAGTGCGCCGGATGGTAGACCGGATCGTTGTCAGGTGTTGGTTTCATTTTGTGCGATCTCATTACGAGTTCACTTGTTGCATTCATACATACGGTGTCAGGTCGACTTTTTTGTGGTTGGGGGATTTCTTCACCTTACCGTCCGCGCGAAGAACCACAAATTTGCGCGGTCCAGTAACCTCATTGCAGACGCGGAAGGTGTCACCTTTCTCCATCTGCGTAAGCTCTTCTTTCGTCCACAGTTTCTCCATGTTGTTGGCGTGGACGGCGTCGAATGCCGCCTTGAAATTGCGAATACCGAATGCGCGCGATGCGTGCAACGCGACGGTAATCACAAGGTCGGCTGTAGCGTTTCGTAACCCTGCTTGACACGGCTGCACGGCGAACTGGCGTGTAGCCGTTCCAACCGCACGTTGCAACGAACGGTTCCAGCCTTTTGAGATTTCGAACCAGCGAAATCCGCAGGTGAGCGCACCGCCGATTGCGACATAGAGCAGGTCGCAGAACGCATCGAGTGCGGCGATTCTGTTGCTTGCCTCAAGCAGTTCATTGAACTCCTCGACGATCAGCGAACGCCGCAGCGGAAACGCACTGACGTCCGCGTCCATCCAGCTCAAAGGCGTCGCCTGTCCGAAACAGCGCATGAAACGCCCGACGTTTTCGATTCCCTCAAGGATGAGGGGTTTGACTTCGTGTATGGTTATTTCACTCATGTTCGCATTGACGGCGGCAGGATTAGGGTGTTGGTCGGGGATTGATATTCGTCGTTGTTCACGATACGATCGCGCGTACCGGGTTCGACGGCGAAGACCCAGTCACCTTCGGCGACGATTTCGTTGCCTTTGGTGGCGAGGTCAATGATTGACATGATGCCTTCAAGATTCAGGTGCGGCGAAAGCATCAGCATGATTTCGGAAATCATCTGCGGCGACTTGGCACGCAGAGCACTGATCAACTTGCGCTGCAGGCCATACGTCTTGTTGCGCCCGGTAGATTTCAGAAGGTCTACGGCGTGGCGTTCGAGTTCATGTGCCAGCGAAATCGCTGCTTCGAACGTGCTGCGCTGGATGCGCATGTCCGTAGCTTCACTGAAATGCAGTGCCATCGCCAGTTTGATGACATGAACCTTGCGCCGCGCGAATGCTTTCTCGAGACGCTCATCGTTGAAGCGACGAAGGCGCAATGCTTCGTCTGTCCACCACGTTTCGAGGAAGCGAAAGGTGTCTTCGTCGGCGTGGTCGACGCTGCCGTACACGGTGCCAAGAAACGACAGCCACCGCTGTAGGTGATCTTGATGCGCCAGTTGTTCAGGCGTCAGCTTCGGAATGTGGAAGCGCACAGGGCGATCGCTCTCCGGCGCGTAAATGAGGAGGAAGCGCGAGAGCAGACCTTCGCCGATCAGCTTGTTTTCCTCCGCGTCCTCAAGGAAGTCGGGCGTCGTGCCGGCGACGAAGTTCAGACAGCCGGTTTCGATGTGCGCTTTGCCAGCTGTGCGCGTGCTGTACTTGTACGGCTTGCCGTCGTACATATTGAGGAGGAAGCGCGCCACGTCCTCCGACTTCTTCGGGCGCAAAAGCGACGACAATTCTTCGAGACAAGCGTACGCCGCGTTGCACGTGAAGTTCTTACCTGTTTCGTCGGCGTACACCGTGTACGTTTCCGCGAGTTCCCAGACGAGTTGCTCGTATGTCGTGGCGTCAGGCAACGAATGGAACTGTTTGCGCGGAAGATGTGTCTCAGGGTCGATGACGGGCTTTCGTTCGTGCGCCGGCTTCTTGCGCTCCTCGGGCGCATACAGCGGAAAGCGATTGAGCAGCCGTGCGATTTCGCTGAGTGCCAAGCCTTTGCCCAAGCCCGCCGGACCAATGAACATCATGTATTGGTTGGCGAAAAGCGGGCGTTGATTGTCGCCGAAGATGACGCGGCGTTCGAGTGCCGCTGATACGCAGAACAGCCACGCCATTTTGAGGTACTGCGTGGGCGCGTCAAGGCCGCCCGTCATCACCATGAAGCGTTGGTAGTTTGTCATGGTTTCTCCAACTTGGTATCGACCGGCGTTTTATATTCGTTGAAAATCTTCATCGCATATTCGCGCCGTTGTTCGTCGGGAAATGGGAACGCGATGATGGCGTGACAGCCGGGGTATTCGATTTCGGGATCTTGCGTCCAGTGCAGACAGATCACGTCATCGGCGGCGGCGAAGAACTGATTTGGTAGGTGCAGCCATAAGTCGCCGAACCTGAGCGTGTCGGATTTGGCACATCTAAAGTAACGGAAATCAACATGCATGGTGCGGACACGACGCTCCAATTCGTACGCAGCGCGAAACCCAACATAACCGAGCATTACGCGCGTATGTACGTGATGACGCATGTTGCGTTCGCGCTGCATGTCGCACGCCAGTTTCATGATTTCCGGCAGCGTCAGCGAAGTGCCGTCTAACACACGTCCTGCTTGTTGTAATTTATCTGTGATGTTCATGTCTTGTGTACGGTTGAAGGCAGACAAATCTTGTAGTTGGTTGGACCTTCGACACTATTATATGAAACGTGATCTCGCTCTTTGTTGAAGTCACTAACGACAAGCATCGGGACCATCTTAGCTACGCAGAAGCCATTGCCCCACGCTGGGGTGCAAAACTCGGCCAACTCCACGTACACGCTATCCACGTGTTGCGGAATGCGCGCACTTATGGTCACGTATGGAACGCCTTTAGCGAGCAGTTCCCACAGATCAGCGGCGTTCATTTGTTTGGTTTGCAGCTTCATTTTACCACCTTCATTCCAAGTGGGTTTTCGTCTTTGTCGTACTTGCCCCAGTTCTTGCCGATCTGAACTTCGACGCCAATGCCAGCTTCCCAGCCATCGACCGGCGAGATGAACTTGAAACTCATTGCCTCCTTGATGATCTGCGCGGCGTCTATTGCCTCGTTATCAGGACATTCAACAAGAATCGCGTCGTGAATCTGGTTGAGCAAATTCCATCGAAGGCGATATCGCTCGATATGCGCTTGGATGCGCGTCATGGCGATGTTCGAGCACTGGCCGACTGTGCTTTGGAATCGCCATGAGATTCCAGTGCGCGCGAGGTTAGTCGTGAATCGCCCGACGAATCGAACAGACTCACCGAATAGATTCGTCAACACGCCATGATCGCGAATGGTACGCTCTACGTCCATCTGCATTTCGCGAATCTCAGGGAATAGCCGCGCAGGTACGCCAAGCTGACGCTGCGCTTCGGCTGCGGATAACACAACGCGACCTTGCGTACCTTTCAGCACCGTCTTGCGATGCGTGTCCCACGACATACCGTAGTTATAGCCGTGGACTGTGCGCTTGCTCAGGTCGTACTCGATTTTGAGTGCCTTCGTGCGCGCGATGATTTCGTTGCGTTTCGGATGCGCGTGAAGGAACTTCGGCGTAAGCTGCGTGTAGTCGAAGGCGACGCCGAGCTGTTCGACGAAAAGCTGCGAGAAGATGTGTGGTTCGATGAAGCAGTGCGGTTTGATTCCGAGACGGACCAAGTCTCGAAATGCGCCATCCCTAACAAGGATAGCGACGGCGACCGCCTCAGCGCCTTCCAAATCTTCCTGCACAAAGGAGTAATTCTGGTGTCTTGGTACATATGCGCGACGTGCTTCGTCAGGTTGGTTTTGTGAGTTGCCGCCAAAGCCTTCTTCATCCTTGGCGGTCAGCAGTTTGCAGGCGGCGAGGCGAAATGTCTTCGTCCCGCCGACCTTCAAAAGCGTATGGAAATACTCAGCCATTACTCGTAGTTACGAACGCACACCAGCTGCGCGCGCAACGGCGTATTGTTGATGGAGAGTTCCTGATAGCGAATGGTCGCCATGTAACCGAGCAGGCGTTCGCGATCATTCCACAAACGCGTCAGTTGCGCGTTCGTCAGGTTCTTGCCGCCGCCGACGGACAGGTTGACTTGCGCACCGTTGGGCATGATGCACTCGACGATGAATCCGCCGAGCATGGTTTCGCGTTTGCCGAGCCCTTGGAACGCGGCAACGATACGGCCTTCCATTTCGTACCACTTTTTGCGGCGCCACGCGCAATCGGACACGCTTCTGCCATCGTAGTAATAATCCGGATTGACGCGATAGACGACGCCTTCGCCGCCAAATTCGATGACGCGTTCGTACATTGCGTTGGCTTGCGCCACGTCCGGCGCAGCAAATGTATCGACCAGTTTGATCACTTCAGGCGGATTGGCCAACAACTCTTCCGTTGCGCGCAGCCGATAGCTGAACGGCTCGGCGCAGTCGATACGATGCGTGTCGTACACGTTGAACTCGATTTTGTCTGGCGCGCTGCACGCGAACGAGTTGACGTTGACCCAGCCGGCGAGCGTCGCCAGCTTTACGCTGGAATCTACCGCCGTAATTTCGCCGTGCAAGATGCGATTGACAGGATTGTGAACCGCGCGAAACGCTTCGGGGATCAGCGTGCCAAAGAAACCATGCGACCACACCTTGCCATTCTTCGTCGTGAAGACGCCGTTGGCGTAGTCGAAGTGGACGCCGTTCAGCTTGGGCTGCACGTACACCGGGCCACGGTTGGTAATCTCAAACAAGACGGCGAGCTTCTCTTCGTCCGTCTTTCCGGGGATGTCGTCGAATTCGGCGAGTTTCATGCTCCTGTTCGGGTTCTGAACTTCAATATCGAAGCCGCCTTTCGCGCCTCACGTGCGGCGATGATGAGCGGAAATATTGGGTTCGGTTGTTTGATGTGGAGAAGATAGAGTTGCTTGGTGCCGACTGCCGGCGCGCCTGTTTCTGTGTACTCCTCGACGGGATAACCGAGCTTACCGTGAATGAAGGCGGCGCACTGCGGCGGCGAACCCGGATTGAACTCGGGGTTGTCCGTCAAGATGCGCAGCACACGCGTCCACTGATCGGCGGCGAATAGCTGGCGATGCATCTGACGGTCACGCTCTTCTAAGTCTAAGCGAATTCCTGTGAATGAAACGATAAGACAGGTTCTAAAAGTCGCGTTTGCTCGGCCGACAGCCGTTGCCAAATCCGGGTTATTCTGTTGCCGACGTACCTGTTCGAGAAACACCTCGCGGGTCCAACACAAGTCGCCGGTGTTGTAATCAAGTAGCCGTCGGAAGTTTTCTGTCGAAGTGTTTGGAGCGCTGTCCGCCTTGTGGTTTCGCTGTGCGAAGGTGTAAAGCGAAAGTGCGTGAGATAGTGACTTCTCAAGCTGGGGAAATTCTCGATGCATCCCCAGCATTGTATCGTACAGGGACGGCGGAACAGGAAGGCCGTAACGGAAGCACAGAACGGACAGGTCAAAAGCAAGGTTGTGCCCAACCCAGAGGACGGAAGGTCTTCGAAGCGCGTTATACAGCGCACGAAAAATCTTCGCAGTGTCCACCGGTCCGTAGTAGAGTCCGTTATTTGGCCCATAAAACGGCACGACCAGCGCCACTGTTCCATGTAGGATTCCAATGCAGTCAAGCGAATGGTCTTGCCGTCGAGTTTCAATGTCAATGATCGCATAGCCTTGTTGGATTTTGTTGATGAAGTCGACGACGGCATCGGCGGGCGGCGCGATATACTTCTGCATTGGCATCGTCGGCGGCAATGGCCACGGCAACGTCATGAGCTTGCGATAATCGAGCAACGCCCAATGCAGATAGTTCGCGCGCGACGTAGGCCCGACATCTTTCGCGTCCTCCTTGTCGTCTTCTTCGTCGAGTTCGGAATTGAAATCTGTCTTCTTGAAATCCCAGCAGTCGATCGGGTGAAAGGTGCAAATCGCCGGGCGCCCGCGATAGGTGTGCACAATGCCACGTTCCTTGAAGATGTTCGGGTCTTCAAATCCTACTTCCTTCAAGGCGAGTGGGCCGAGTAGTAGGAAGCGCGTGTTGTGCACAAAGGGCGCCGCCATCTGCGCGGTGCCACAAATGCGCATGTCGATGGCGGATGGCTTGATGATGTCGAATGTACGATGGATGAACATGTCACCCGCCGAGCCCGAGAAAGGCTTCGGCGGGGACTGCGCCAGATCGTACCGCGACAAGCCGCCGTACAGAACTGTCAGGTGATGATTCATTTCTTCCTGTTGCGGAGGCGGCGACGAATCGTTGCGCATTCAGCTTCGAGTTCTTCCGCCTGCCGTGCGGCGGTCGGCGACGGTCGCTTCGGCGCCACGAATTCCTGTTGCGGAAGGACAGTGAACTGATACTTGCTGCACATGAAGTGGCTGATCTTGAACTCGCCGTGCGACCGTTTGCCTGTCGCGAGGTCGACGAAGTAGACGCCTTCGTCGTCGGCGATACGAACCTCAGCCTTGACCGGTCGGCGGAAGCGGCTTGTCGGACCCGTCTTCCAAGGCGCGTGGATCAAGACCTTGACGCCGTAACAGCGCCTCAAGTCGTTGGAGCCGTTCAAAAAATTCCCCGAGATTGAGGACGACGGCGGCATGTTCGATTCGATGGGCGTCGTCACTTGAGGTGATGACTTCGCCATTGGCGCGGTCGACGACACAGAAGACTGGCGTGACTGCCGGCTTGATGACGCGTCCATGTTGCTCGGGGCTTCTTGCGGCGACATAGTATCTGTAATTAATCGGCCGTTTCGGAGTCTGCGGACTTTCGCCTCCAGAATCCGAATTCGGATTTGAGTTGATAAGCATAGTAACCTGTAATATAAGGCCACCGCCACACGCAGTATGACTTCGCGCGCAGTTGTGAACACGAGCCACGCGATCAGGAGTATGACACCTAATGCGCTTCCCAGATATACACACGACTCCAACGCGTGCTGACTGAGTATGACGGTGGCCATTGTTACCGAAGGTTCAGATTAGAACGACGGCGGCTGGAAGCCGGGCGGCGTCTCGACGCGACCGATGATCTGCGTAGCCTCGGGCAGCTTGATGCGGAAGCCCTTGAGCATCGGCTTCCCGTCCGGACCGACGACGGCGGTGTCCTTGCCGTCGAGACCCTTGACCGTGTAAAACTCCGGTTCGGTGAGCACCAACGACTGGAACCAGACGGTGCCCTGATTCGCCTTCGCCAACACGACGTCAGGGATGTAGCCGCCGTTCTCTTCCAGAAGCTGGAGCCGGCCGAGGATGTCGAACGAGTTCTCGTGGTTCTTCATGTGCGCCGCGATGGGCACGTAGATGTCGAACACGCGACCAGACGCCTTGACCTGCTGCGTCGGATTGAACGGGTCGGCCACGATGTCGGGCGCCATGATCTCGCATTCGAAGCGGATGTTGCGGTTCGCCGCCTTGGCGACATCGGACGGCGTGTGGTACGTGGCGCGCTTGATACGCGCCGTGAACGGCATCGCCGGCAGCGCGGCGTTGAACGATTGCTTGATGCCCGAGGGCATGATCATGCCGCCGGTCGGCATATCGACAGGAGCGGCAGTGGGAGTGGCGCCGGGCACGCCGGGCATGACGACACCGGGCATGACGGCGGACGAAGCGGCCATTGCGGCAGCCATCGCGGCGGAAGCGGCGGGATCAAACGCGCCAGTAGCAGGATTGGACATGGTAGTACCTTTCGTGGTTTGGTTTATGTTTCTGCGATCCGAGCACTTGCTCAGAAAACTTTCTTGAACGCCTCATAGGCGCCATCGGTAACGTCAATCTCGCCAGACGGCGGGACGTGTTGCGCGAGCGTGCGCGCATCGAACGACGGTCCGGGTCGCAAGACCCAGAAGTAACGAAGCACGCCGGGCTTGGCGATGTCCGTCTTGAGGTACGAGTAGACGATGCTCGTACAAAATGACGTGATGCGCTCGGCACCAGAGCCCGTCATTGCCGGCTTGTTCTTGCCGGTGGCAACGTCGGCGCCAGTCTTTTCATCACGCACGAAGATCGGCGCGAGGTGACAGTTGACAATCACACGACCGCCTGTCGCCTGCAACATGGCGCAAATCGACAGGAAGTAGTTGAGCTTGGCGCCGAAGTACAAGCCGCCATTGATGCCCCACTTACCTTCCACGTCGAGCGTCTGTTGGTGAAACGCCGTCTCTAACGCCGTGATTGAATCGACGATGATGGTGTACGGTTTGAGCCGCGCCATGTTCGCCTGCAACCACAGCGTGAATGCGTCGCGTCGATTGACAGGATGCATCGGATTCACGCGTTTGATGACAGACTCCACAAACGCATCGTCGTGGAACGGCACAGACGGCACACCTTCGCGCGGAATCTTTCGGTCGAGATTCAACACGAGCGGATTCGGGAAGGATAGCGCCGCCGTGGTTTTTCCAGAGAACGGAATACCCGCGTTCAAGATGAAGCGGTCAGGTTCAACTGGACCCGACATGACGATGCCGGTCGGCGGTACTGCGACAGGCGGCGCCATCTGAGGCAAGCCACCAGCCGCTTGGAATGCGGCCATTGCCGCTGCAGAAGGTTGACTCATTTGTGTTCGATGTAGGCAAGCCGCATGAACTTACGTTGCATGCGCAGTGCGCGAATGTAGATCGAGAGGTCGCGAATCTCTGGCTCGATGTCGGCGATGATGTCGCGATCCAACAGGTTGCCGCCGTGTTCGCGTTGACCGGTGGTGAACTTGTCGAGGTCGCGTTCCAGATCGTTCGCCACTTCCAACGCGTAAGGCACGATGATCACTTCGGGTACTCCGGCTGGCCGGAATATTTGAATGACACGCGCCACGATCAGTTGGCGAATCTGCACGACGAGTGGATTCTCCACTTCCATCGGTTCGAGTTCGCCGTGTTCGGGCGGCATGACTTCGCAGTCGAGCGGCACGAGATCAGAAGGCTGACGGGTCGTATTTTCCATAGCCATAGGCCCACTGTTTGATAGCATGTTGTTCTTTCTGTGGATTGTTCAGACTGCAAATGGATTTGTACGGGCAGAAACGGCAGCCGTCATTCGTCATGCCGTCGCGCGTAGACTTCTCGGGATTGTCGTGCAGGTATCGCGCGAGCGATGCCTTCTCTTCGATGAGCGCGTCGTACTCGTCGAGTACGTCTTGGTGAATCGGCTCGATCTCGCCGATATTAACGGCGTGCGCGTCGTTTGACTTGTACGAGGCGATGATATACTGTCTCTGCACGTTGCCTTCGAGGTACGCGATGTCGACAGGCGACAGCGGTTCCTTGTTACCTGCCTTGATGCGCGCGTGCATCCGTTTGGTCGACGCGTAGAAGAACATCTGCGACTTGAGCTGATAGGACTGGAGCAAGTCGCCAGTGATCGGCTTACCAGTCGACTTGTAATCCGTCAGCAGCACCCACGGTTGGCGTTCCGAGCGGAGGTCGATGGTGCCGCAGACGATGGCGCCCGGAATGCGCGGATGCGGAAATTGATAGAAGCCTTCGCGCACGCCTTGTGACAGCTGCGCGCCGAGCCGATCGCGAATCGCGCACGCATGAATGGCCAGCTGCATTTGGATCGTATCAGGAATCTGCGCGCGAGCTTCGAGCAGTTCGGGTGTGTTCCATTTGTCAGCCGACGGAAGCGGCGGCGCCATGAAGATCGCGAGATCGCTCTCGTCGATATACTTCATGTACAGGTGGAAGAGCTTGCCGTAACGAAGGCTTGGTTCCGGCGGGCGCTTCAAGCCGAAGACGACGTGCAGCACGTAACGTCTCGTGCACACGAGAGATTCGAGCGAAGAGTTGTCGAGAAAAAATTCGGTCATTGGATTCCTAGCTTGCGAAGAGTTTGAGCGATGAGTGCGTTTTCGTTCTGCATTTGCTTAAGCGTCGTGCGCTTTCCGCTGGGCATGACGATAAGCTTGTCGGATTCATCCGCCTTCTTGCCGGCGTACGCTGCGCGCACGATTGGGAACAGTGGCAACAATTCGCCGGCAAGTTGTGCGTCTGACATCTGCGCGATCTGTTCGGGTGTGATGCGCGCGAGTTCGTCGGCTGTCATTTCGCCAGCGTGATGAAGGTTTCGCCGACGGTATAGGACTTGATCTGCGGGCGCAGCTGGACATAATGCCGAACAGCTTCGCGCGCAGCTTCCGGCATGAGGATGGTCGGATGCACAGTAGTCGGTGCCGGCGAAATGCAGAAGCTGTCAATCGTGCGCAGCACCGTGACGAACCAATGATGCGCGGCGTCGATGTGTTGCCACATGTGTGCGAAGCCATCGCGCTGGGCGATGAAGGCAGCCGTCTGCGTCTCACGAACGACGCACAACTCAATCGCTGGGCGCAACTGAATGATGTGCTGGGCGTCTTGACTGTCATCATTGAGCAGCCAATGCTTGCCGCCGCGAAGCTTCTGCGTCATCGTGCCGAGCGTAACTGACGTGTCGGGGCGGAACATCAGCGGTTGCATGATGTTGCGTGATGACGTGAGGTAGACGAATTCGAGAAATCGCCAGCCGTATTTTGGTGTACTGTACGGCATCTTGTGCGTGCCGCTTGCGTGTGTTGAGAATCTTCCCATTTGTGTTAGTGTAGCAATTAGTGTGCCACTTAGCGGCACGGGACTAAGGGTTCACATTTCCCATTGGATCTTGGCTAGTGTCAAGTCGGGGTTTTTTGCGAGGTCAGGTCGCGATTCGCGCGCCTGGCTCTCCGTAGTGTAGATATAGGGGGGTTAAGGGCACGTACGCCAATGGGATCTCTCTGGCTTACCGTGTTGCAAATCCACACATAACCCTCGCACTTGGTCGGCACCATGAAGAGGTCGAGATTGGATTCTTCGTTGAAAGACCATCGACCTTCGATCGTGTAGCCTTGGGGGCATCCGTCGACTCCGGCGACGACGCGGTTATTAATTTCCGCAGCCTCAGGATAGCAGCCAATGAACTTTGCGACCCTGCCATCGCGAGTGCAGATGGCGGCGCCCTTCTCGGCAGCTGCAAGATTGAATGGTTTCATTTTGTTTGTGTCTGGTGTTAGGTGTTAGTAGTGGATTGTTCAGGATTCGTGTGCTGTACTATTGCTGGACGGCGCACTCGACAGTTCGCGCAGTGCGTCTGCGGCGACCTGGCAAAGCTCGTGAAATGTGCGAGCTTCGGTATTCAGAATTCGGTTGAGAGCGGCCTCGTACCGCGAGCAGCGTTGGACCAAGTCATGTTGTTCCTTCACTTTGCCGGGTGGCAGCGCCTGTGCGTTCGGCCACACCCGGCGCAGAGCCGTGGCGGCGTCCGAGTCCTTCATTGAGTGCCCATCAATGCAGCAGTTTGTGTCGAGGTGCATGAGGGCTTCCGCAATACCTTCGCGCAGTCGCTCAATTTCACGGGCAGCGCACCACTCGCGTTCATTCTTCGGAATGCGTGAGTCAAGTAGCTGGCGGATCAGTTCCTCGCGAGGCGTTGCTTGGCCCGGCCCACCGATGGCCGAACCAGCCGCTGCTGCGAACGCCGGTTGAGTCGTGGGTTCATTCATTGCTTGTCCTCCGGCGTCGCAGACCTTTGGGCGTTCGGCGGATTGTCGTATCGCTCGATCCGGGATCTCTCCATTGGTCGCCAGTCCTGCTCTTTCATGACGATGCTCAGGATGCACCACCCGGCTTGGAGCCCATAGATGGGGCCTTGCATGATCCCCACGACGCGGACAACGGCCTCCGGCCCGTTGTATTCGAGCGGAGCGCCATCGGCCATTTGCTGCCCAGAGAACGATGTTCGCCTCAGATGCAGCACGTCGAGCCGCGCAAATGGCCTGTCGGATTTCCTGATCTCGAAGGTTTTTGTACCGTTTGCGACTGCATCGAACGCTTCGGGATCTGTCTTGAGTTCGTGGATCATGGTATTTCCCTAAGCCGAACCAGTGGATCGAGGCAACGTCGCTTCGCGCCGTGCCTCATCCTTGGCGTTTGGTCTTTCGCGATCTCGGACATGGCTCAATACACCTCCCATCTTCCATTGCGGAAGATGTACGTTGTTTCGCCGCGTTCGCGGATCTCTCGCGCACGTTGTTCGTCGCGTGTTTCAGGCGTACCAAATGCGCAGCCGGCGACGAGCAGCATGATTGCTGCGATGGCGAGCACCACGATGATTGCGAATAGGCAGTCGGTGTCGGAATGTTTCATGACATTTTTCCCATGTATTGTTTGCGGTAGTAGAACCGTTGGAGCGCACGCACATTGTACTTCCCAACGAGTTCCTTGAAATACGTCGACGTTGCAATCGTTTGCATGTCGTCGTTAGACAGGCCGATGAAGTTGCCGATAACCCGCATGTCGCCGTCGCGTTGTGGATCGAGCAGCGCCGGGACGTTGATGGCGAGCATCATCAGACGCGCCGCGAGGTCTGGGCGAAATTCGTACTCGCGTTCCAGATCGCGATTCGTTGCGCACACGATGCGGCAGGCGACAGGATACTCAGTCTTCGGGTCGCCGACTTTAGTGACGGTGCGTTCCTGGAGCACGCGAAGCAACATCGCCTGCTGATCCTTCGGCAGTTCGCCGATCTCATCAAGGAACAGTGTGCCCATGCCAGCTGCGAGGAAGGCGCCGGGCATGTTCTCCGTCGCGCCAGTGAACGATCCCTTGATGTGACCGAACAGCGTGGACGTTACCAGTTGCGGAGGCAGCGCCGCCATGTTAAGCGACACGAAGGGCTGGCCCAAGATGGCGAACTTGCGCGCGATGATTTCCTTGCCGACGCCGGACGGACCGGTGATCGTGACAGGCACATCCATCGGCGCTGAGGCTGCGGCCAAACGAATCTGAAATTCAGTCTCCAGCCACCATTGGGAAACCGAAACGAATTCTCGATGCGCCGGGCGCGTTGCGCGCTGCACCATGAGTGCGGCGACAGCGTCTTGCATGTATTGCGGCGGTGCTGCGGCTGGCGCCGGATCAATCGGCGGAAGCTCAGGCAAGGCGCAAGGTTCGAAATTGTCGGACATTGGGATATAGTTGGTTAGTTGTTGGGTTAGAATTTATTCCGCATCCTCCTCGTCGTCCTCGACGGTGTCGGAGAAGTGGACTTGCGTCTCCTCATTCTCCTGCGCGTCGCGAATCGCCTGATCCATGGTTCGCACGGCGCCGTCGCCGAACTCCTTCTTGATGTAGAAGCGTTCCTTGTCTTTGACGAACAGCTCGGCGAGCGTGCCCATCAAGTCCGTCTTCTTGGAAGTGAATGCGCCTGCCGCCTGCAACTTGTTGTCGAGGATCGGCGCAACATGCTCCGACTCGATGGTGCCGCGCAAAAGGACGCACGTCTGAAGCGAATCCGAGATGGAGTTGCGCCGAGGGCAGCGGCCAAACGCTTGCGTGAATTCCTTGCCGCTGTAGATCGGCGTCATCCATGATGAACGCGGACGCTGACGGCCGTCGCAATGCGGAAGCGACAAGCCAGTGCCGCCAGACGCCATCGTGAAGAAGCAGTACAGCGCTTGGCC